ATACTCAAGTCCGTGGTGGACGGACATTTGTCTTTCCCCTGCGGACATATGTGTTTGTCTCCGGCGGACATGATGTGCGCTATAGGCGAACAAATAATTGCGGTATAATTTTATAAAAACTATTGACAACGTGGTATAAATGTGATATTATATAATCATAGCAAGGAGATAGCAACAAGTAAAAGAGGAGAAAATAAAATGACAAAAAAAGATATTATCGAAAAGATTAGAGAATGCAACAAGAGTTTTAGAATGGTAAACAATGGAAAATGCTCAAGTATTTTCATAAACAACGTTTGCTTCTTTTATGATTCCGTTAAACTGTATTTTGATGATGATGCACATGTGTTGTTTATATACGACAGAAACAAGAGAAAAATTATGGCAAGTATCTTTTATCAGATGATACAGATTGGGTTATAAAATATTAAAATAAACTGCCGACCTACCGGCACAACGGGGAGAAAGGAGCATAAAATGTCAGATACAATCGAATTAATTAAAAGACACACTCGTGAGTTTGATGAGTACATGAACAAAAATGGCAAGTATGGTTTTCACAGGTTTTCAGACGGGTCTATACGCTACATTGCGCCGATATATAACGGTGCGTCAAGAATTGAAGATACGCACATAATACCTATTGAATCAGTTAAAGAGTTAGAAGATCTTAAAAAAATCACCGAAACCAATGACGTGTTGGTCACAATTAATGACCTCGTAGCATTTGAAGGGTGTGACGCTATTTTAGGAGAGACCAGTATCGAGTTTTACGGTATCGGTGCTGAAATCAAATACACAGGTATTCACAGTTTAATTATTGATTTTAACCATGATTTGAAAAAGCTGTTACAGAAGATTAAAAAAGGATATTTTGGGGGTACTGTTTTTATAAATGGCATTGAAATGAGTATTCATGATTTTGTCTTATTGGAATCATATTTGGTGTATTTCTCGGGAGACTGTTCGCATACTCACGGGACATATGTGAAATATGGTGATATCAATATAATTACAGACGCAGAGCGTAGAAATATTTATTGGAGGTGATGAAATGATAGCAACAACCACAAGCGATATAATTTACGTGTCTATAGCTTTAATCATGATGTTTGTGTCAGGGTACATCCTCGGTACGACAGATGAAATGGGAAGAGAGAAAAGGAGAAAAGAAAAACTCAGAAGAAAACGAGAGCAAAGAAAGGAGTTGAAAAAACATTGAGAAAATTATCAGTACGATTAGATATGAGAATATACAACTGGGCAGAAGAATACGGGACAACAGTGAGCGAATATTTAGAGCATGCTGTGTATTCAGTTCTTGAGTTCGGTGGTTCGGGATTTCAATTCGCGTCCAGTCGGGTTACACCAAAATATGACACAAGTGTGTACCTCACAGATAAAACTTTTAGAGAAGTAAAGAAGTTGGCAAAACATAACAACTTGAGCAAAGCACAAATACTGAATCGTTCTGCGATAATGTTTCACGTGAAACATATTCACGATGTAGAACGAGAGGAAAGGGAGAGTGAGCAGTGGCATGATGACAGATTATGCAAAACGCCGTACTAAAGTTATAAGAAAGCTTAAAGTCTTAGCACAAAATAAAAATTTCGGCATGGGTGCAAAGAGTAATATACAATACATGCTACAACAGCTGCCACCTGAAAGCCAGATAAAAACCGCTCGTCAGAGAGGGGGGGCAATGACAGCGCTAGAACAAGCTGAGAAATCTGATTTATACAGTGTATCAGGGCAAAGGAGAATTGCCAGACGAAAAATGGCAAAACTTGAAAAGTTGGGGATTAAATTTAAGACTTATAAAGAATTAAATGAGTTTGGCGAGTTCATGGAATCTGTTCGCGATTATTCATTGGGACGAGTATACGACAGTACAAAGGCGCTAGAGTTGTTTATTGATAGAGGTGAAAAATCTGGTGATGAATTACTCAATCAGTACAGGGAGTGGCAAAAAGCAAAGAGAGGAATTGATACGTAGAATACAACAGATATATAGAACACCTAACATGAGAGGAAAACAACGCTTTGCAAAACAGTCATACAGAAATTGCATATGCGCTTTCGATATCGAAACTACACGACTTTCAGAAATTGAACAGAGCATCATGTATTTATGGCAGTTTGCAGTATTGCTTGACGGTAATGAAATAATATGTGTCTATGGAAGAGATTGGAACGAACTTGAAGAACTGTTCATAGGAATTGAGGATGAGCATCTTATCACAATGGTGTTTGTGCATAACCTATCATATGAATTTCAGTTTTTACGCTCACACATAGAAATAAAGCCAGAAGAGGTGTTCTCGCTTAAACCTCGGAAAATACTCAGAATCAGGGCAGGAAATCATATGCAAGGGAATTTGGAGTTTAGGTGCTCGTATATGCAAACACACAAAAGTCTTGACAAGTTTCTGAGTGATAGCGGGGTACAGAATCAGAAGTTGAAAGATTTTGATTATGATAAACGGCGTTACCCATGGACGGAATTAACACTCAAAGAAATTGAGTACGGGTGCAATGATGTAATTGGGTTATTACAGGCAATGCATAAACGATTGGTGGATAATAATGATACACTATACACTCTGCCGTTAACCTCAACTGGCTACGTTAGAAGAGAAGCAAGGCTAGCTATGAAGCAATACAATTATAAAAAACTACACAGCATGATGTGCGACACGAGTTTATATATACTTCTCAGAGAAGAATTCAGGGGCGGTGACACTCACGCAAACAGATATCACGTTGGAAAAATACTTAGCAACGTTGCGTCATTCGACAGGGCAAGCTCTTACCCAGACGTTATGCTCAACTGTGAATTCCCAATGACAAAATTTGTGCGACAGGGAAATTGTGGTATAGAGGACATTGACAGGTGGACAAAATTTCACAAAGCTTATGTGGGGCGGTTTCATTTCCGGAACATCAGACAAAAAGATGTTTATTACGGCGCCCCTTATTTGACAAAAGATAAGGGTTATTGCATAAGCAAAGAATCAGTTTGGGACAACGGTCGTTTACTTTCAGCGGATGAATATTCGTGCACACTGAATGACATTGATTTCAGTATTGTGAAAAGGGAATACGTATGGGATGAAGTTGAATTCACTGATTTTTACACGGCAGGGTACGGGTATCTCCCGGAGTCTTTAAGAGAATTGGTAAAACGATTATTCACAGATAAAACGTCTTTAAAAGGTGTAGAGGGAAAAGAGATTGAATACGCTTTGGCAAAAGAGCTGATAAACGCACTATACGGTATGTCCGCACAGAATCCTGTTAAGCCGGATATCATCTACAGTAACACAGAAAAACCATTCTCAGTTGAAGACGGGGATACAGGGGAAAAGCTAGCAAAATACAACAAAAGAGCGTTCATGCTGTATGCATGGGGCTGTTGGGTAACTGCTCATGCCAGACAAAGACTCAAGCTTGCCGTAAATATTGCGGGTGAAGATTTTGTTTATTGTGACACAGATTCGTGCAAAATATTGATAACGGAACGATATCCTGAAATCAAAGAAAAATTTGATGAATTAAATATCCGATTAAAAGCGGATTCTGTAGAAAATGGCGGTCATGCCACAGACCCAAAAGGCGTGGAACATTATTTAGGCGTATACGAGTATGAGGGCACATCAGACAGATTTATAACCTTAGGTGCAAAAAAATATGCTCAAGAAAAAAACGGCAAACTTGAAATCACGATAGCGGGCGTGGGAAAGAAAAAAGGTGCAGAAGAATTGCAGAGAATGGGCGGTTTGGAAGCTTTGAAAATCGGAACTACGTTTCGGGAAGCGGGTGGCACGGAATCTGTTTATAATGATTCAGATTATGGGTATTACAGCCCCGACGCAGATAATCCGGATAAAAGCGTATACATCACCAGAAACGTGGTTATACGCCCCTCTGAATACACCGTTGGTCTCACGATGGAATATTTAAATGTTCTCAATAGCGTTGATTTGTGGCATGATTTTTTAAAAAATACCAAAGAAAAGGCTTGACATACACGCTCACATATGCTATTATATACTTGTAACAAAAATAAGACAAAATAAAAAAGGAGTTGAAAAAACATGATTACAAGAAGCATTGAAAAAGTAACAGCAAAGATTACAGACGGAAACGGGCAGTCTGTAGAAAAAACCTACTACGGCGCAAACGTGACAGCTACAAAGATTAAAAAATCTTATGAAGCTGAAACAGGAGTAAAGGCTGTGAAAGTTTCCATGGATACCGAAGTTGTAAAAGCATCCATGACAGAAGCCGAATTTGTACACTACGGAAAAGTAGAGTAAGAACCAAACATGCCGCAATCTGAAACAACTCCCAGCTGTGGGTAAAACAGCATAAAAAGAAAAAAGGAGAAAATAACATGAAAATTATTAAAACAAACATTCAGGAAAACGAGTATACAATGGAGTTAATGTTTGCAATGTTCGAAGATGAGAGCAGAATCCGTCTTTCCGACACTGCCGGAACAACTGTAGAGTTCGTACACTACGCTATTGTGGAAGATGAAAACTCAAAGGGTGAAATAGTGAAAACTCTGTCAATCGAGGAAGCGGAAACACACAACGTTTACGTGACAACCTCAACCTCATTCATTCAGGCTTTTGAGCGTATTATCACAATGGCAGAAAAATGTGGTGAGGACTTCCGAAAAGTATCTGTATCTTTCAAAAAATCTCAGCGTGGAAGAAACTTTCTTGTTGCGGGATATGTGAAATGAAAAAGCCTGAATTGTATGACAGTAATGGTTATGTGAATATAAAGGGTATCTTGGAAACAGGATGCCCTTTCATATTTATATGGGGCGGTAGAGGAACGGGAAAAACGTATGGTATTTTGAAACACGCTGTAGAAAATAATAAAAAATTCATCTACCTTCGAACCCGTCAAACTCAAATAGATATGATACGTACACCGCAATTCAATCCGTTTAAACAATACAACACAGACTGTAACAGACGTATTACGCCATCACCAATTAATAAACTGTATTCTGGTTTTTATGACACAAGTTTTGACGAAAAAACGAAAAAATACACGAACACAGGAAAACCATTAGGCTACTCCGCCGCACTTGGTACAATATCTAATTTACGAGGTTTCGGGGCATCTGACGTTGAATTGATGTTTTATGACGAGTTCATCCCAGAAAAGACAGAACCACAGTTAAAAAACGCTACAATCGCTCTCTTAAATGGTTATGAAACCATAAACAGAAATCGAGAACTTATGGGAGATAAACCTCTACAACTCATATGCGCATCTAACAGTGAAAATGCGAACTGTGATATTTTTGCGAAACTGGGTTTAATCCGCAAAGTTACCGATATGCATAAAACAGGGCAGGAATTTAGTTATCTGCCCGATAGGGGTATTATTCTTATCAATTTAGCCAACTCTCCAATTTCACAGGCAAAATCTGAGACAGCTGTATACAGAATGGTTGGTAAAAATAGTGATTTTTACAAGATGTCAATTCAGAATGATTTCTACGCTGAGGACTATTCGAACATTAAATCCGAACCCATAAATGAGTACGTCCCCATTGTGACAGTTGGAGAAATAACCATATACACACACAAAAGCAAGGAAAAACTGTATATTACACAGCACCTACAAGGTTCACCTCAGATTACGTATTCTACATCAACAAGAGACCTGACAGCTTTCCGGCATAAGTTTATATGGGTCTGGGGGATGTACTTAGATGGACTAGTCAGTTTTTCTGATATAGAATCAAAATATTTACTTGACAACTATTTCAAGATGTGATATGATGCAATTGTAGGGGGAGTGGTACAAAAACCAACGGGCGGAACCCGTGTACATGAGTTTGGTTGGCTCTCAACACTTTCCCTCAATTCAAAAGAAGGGAGTAACAATATGGAATGGATTCAGGCAATAAGTCAGTTATTCAGTTCTCTGGGAGTTCCGGTGGCGTGCCTCGCAGTGACCTTTTATTTATGGTACAAGGAAACTGAAAACCATAAAGAAGAAATACATAACCTCACAGAAGTTTTAAACAATAATACAATGGCAATTCAGAAACTAGCAGACAAACTGGACGCAAAGGAGTGATACGATGCCGTTAGGTGCAAAAATTTTACTAGACCCGAATATTGAAGAACAGTACGGAATGATTGACATTATCCCAGATCGCGACGTATATGGCGAATATAAAATAAATACAAAGAGTTCCCCTCTGCTGTTGCGTGATAAGCCAGATACAAACGCAGATATAATCGTGGAAATGCCAAAGGGACGTACAATCTTCTGTTACGGGTTTACAGATATCACCATGGAATGGTATCTATGTGAATACTCAGACAGCGGAAAGATTTACGCAGGTTTCTGTAATAAAAAATATTTAACAAAAAGGAGTGATAATACATGAAAATCGAAGACATCATTGCCCTTGCAGGGGCAGGATTCAGCAAACAGGACATTATCAAAATCATGGGTACGGTATCAGCACCGGCTCCGGCTCCGGCTCCGATTCAGACACCAACACCGGCATCAGCACCGGCATCAGCACCAGTATCAGCGCCGGTTCCGGCACAGGATGTTTTTAATCAGCGTATGGGTGTTCTGGACAACCGATTAGATGAGATTACCAAATTGATTCAGGTTGGAAACCTGAGTAACTCCCAGATTCCGGAACCGCCGACAACAGAAGATATGTTAGCTTCAATTATTAATCCACCAGTAAAGGAGTGATTTTATGGGGACAGCTATTAAATTAACACCGGGCACACCTAACGTAGCGAATTTTAATTCAGCCGCCATTCTGAATGAAATTGTAAATCAGGCAACAGGGAAAAACACAGTTAGTGCGATTGCAACAAGTGATTTTACATCAGTTGCCACTACAGCACTAGGGTTAGGAATTGACCCACTGTTAAACGCAATTTCTCAGGTTCTCAGCAGAACTATTTTTTCTATCAGACCCTATTCAAGAAAGTTTAAGGGTTTATATCAAGATAACATGAGGTTTGGAAACCATGTAAGAAAACTCAATATTGCGGATTCTGATTGGGATAATGATGACCGATACGACTTAACAGACGGAACGAGTGTGGATGATCAAGTAGTTGCAATTCCGAAAGTACTTCAAACAAATTTTTATGGCCAGAATGTATATCAGAGACAGGTTACACTATTTAGAGACCAGTTAAACGTTGCGTTACAGAATGAACAGGAGTTTCAGAGGTTTGTCACTATGATTATGACAAACGCGTCTGATTTAATTGAACAGGCACATGAAGCAACAGCAAGAATGACACTCGCCAACTTTATTGGTGGTAAAGTGAAAGGCGACACTGCAAATGTTATTCATCTTGTGACAAAATATAACGATGTCGCCGGAACCACTCTTACAGCTGACACGGTAAAACAGCCAGAAAACTTTGTTCCGTTCATGAAGTGGGCGACAGGCTACATCAAAACAGTGTCGGATTGGATGACTGAAAGAACACAAAAGTTCCATATTAATGTTACTGGAAAAGAAATTTCTAGGCATACACCGTACAACAAACAGAAGCTGTATCTGTATTCTGAAGAGCTAAATAACATTGACGCTAGTGTTATGACATCCATCTTTAACGACAGCTACTTGAAAATGGCAGATCACGAGAAAGTGGGTTTCTGGCAGAATATTGACAGCCCTGATGGTATTAATGTAAAAGCGTCATACATGAACGCAACAGGAAGCGTTGTTTCCGACACTGAAGGCACAGCTACTTCTAACATTTTCGGTGTGCTATTCGACGAGGAAGCAGTTGGCATTACAACTTACGGTGAATGGTCTGCACCGTCACCGTTTAATGCGAGAGGCGGATACAGTAACATTTTCTGGCATTTCAATGACAGATACTACAACGACTTCACCGAAAATGGAGTTGTGTTCTTATTAGATTAATAAGGTGGTTACAGCATGAGAGTTCATTTTTACAATGTGGGAAAACGTAAAAATTCTACATGGATTCCTCCAAATTCTTCTGCTGTTGTGACTAGAACAGGGGCTTTACGTAGCCCCTCTTCTATTTCAAGTCCAACGCTGAGTGTACAATATAACGATGCTTCTGGGAATCCAACTAATTTGAATTACTGTTATATTGAAGAGTTTAACAGATATTATTTTGTAAAAGACTGGACGTTTGAAGAGGGTCTATGGATTTGTTCATTAGAGTGTGATGTTTTAGCTAGCTTCAAAAGCGAAATCATAGAAGAAGAATTTTACATTTTAAGAAGCAGTGCCACTTTTGATGGCTCTGTAATAGATAATTTTTACCCCGCAAAATCCGGTTACACAAAAAAGGCTCAAGAAATTAGTGTACTGCCAGAAGGTGCAAGCGCAGGTTGGATAACAGGGTTCATTATACTGACAGTAGTAGGTCAAGAGGGTGCATTAGAATATTATCAATTTCAAGTAACAGATTTCACAACGTTCTGCCAGAAAGCATTCGGTGACATAGATTGGGCTGATATCAAAGAATCGGGAATAAAAGATTCTATTGTTAAAATTGTTATGAACCCGTTCCAATACGTGTCAAATTGTATATGGATGCCTTTCGGTATACCCGGCGGAACAGAAGTGTCAGAACTTCCGTTAGGATATTGGAAAATTCCTGCGGTGTGTACAAAATTGAATACACTTTTAGCATACAAACTACAACGGAGTGTGACATTATCAAGTCATCCTCAGGCTTCTAGAGGTGATTATCTAAATCATGGTGCATATCACAGGTTGGAAATAGCATCGAGACTGTTTGGCGTGATGCAAATTGACACCAATAAAATAAATATTAACTCTCCGATTAATGTCGATTTCCGAATAGACCCCAGAACAGGTGTATACGACATTTCGTTTACTAATAATAATGCACTACTTGGCTATAGTTCTGGCATGTATGGCGTTCCTGTTCAAATAAATGAAGCTAAAAACAATCCTCTTGAGGGTGTAATATCATCTGTAGCCGCACTCGGTAGTATTGCTTCCGTTCAACTCATGAAAGGAGTTGGATATATCGGGAACGCTGTAAATGAGTTTCTTCCTACAGTGTCGTCAAAAGGGTCTAACGGCTCAACTATAGGAACTGACGGTTGGATATCATTTTTTCAATATTTCCTAACAGTCACTGACGAGGACAACAATGAAAATGGAAGACCGTATATGAAACGTGGTACTTTTAAGTCACTGGGAACCGGATATTATTTGGTAGAACATGGGGACATGAATATTACAGGGGCTTATTCAGATGAGATATCAAGAGTTAAATCATTGTTAGAAGGGGGCGTTTATTATGCATAGAAACATCAGAAATGACAACTCAGCATTATTAATAGGTCTTTCCATTGGTGGCTCTGGGGGTAGCGGTGGGGAGATTCCTTTACCGTCCGGTGAATGGAATGTACTTGTCACCGATACTGTGAACGGGTATTTTACAAGAGACAAAATGCGACAAAATGCTGCCAATATTAACAATTATTTTAAGGAGAGAGGTTGGTCTCCAACCGCTCGAATGGCGTTGTTAGGAAACATGGAAAAGGAAAGTACCATGAATCCCGGTCTCATTGAAGTGGGCGGTGGCACAACGTCAGATGGCCCGGGCAGAGGACTTGTACAGTGGACGCCGGGAACAAAATTACTGTCGGTTCTTGATATTCTATACGGAAAACATGATGACTGGTGGGACGGTGGAAAACAGTGCGCTGTTTTATTCGCTGAATATCAGGAGAGTGTTGGTGACGCTGACAGGGGTATTGAGCCGGAATGGTATCCGACTTCAAGTTACAATATGACATGGCGTGAGTGGGCTACTGGGAACTATGACCTGAAAACGCTTACTAATGCGTTTATGTATAATTATTTGAGACCAGCAAGTCTGAATCAGCCGGAGAGATACACTTACGCGCAATATTGGAGTTCAATATTTATAAGGGGATGATATGATGCCATACAGTTATGAAATGATAAACTTGTTTAATTCTTCCTACAGTCCATCAACTCTTCATACGAAAAACACGCAGATGTTTATGTTTTTCAAAAAATATTTACTTGAAAAAGTTATGTCTGTATTTGAGTTTGAATTGCCTGAAACGTGGGATAAAAATTATTTTTTATATTCGCTGTTTTTAAATGGTTATTTGGCAGTTGTAAATACAGATAAATTCGGTGTTATATGTCAGCATTGCGAATTGAGAGGATATAATATCTACTATAATCCCACGCACGCTGTAATTGTGAATCCTTTATTAACGGGAATTTTAGAGCCTAAAATTGGTGCTCAATGTTCCATTATCAGATTACAGCCAGATTACAGCGGTATTTCTGATATTGTAAATTACTATGCCGATAATATGGCTATGACTGCGGAAACGTGTGAAATGAACATTATGAACAGCAAACTTTCATTTCTCTTCGCAGTGAGAGGAAAAAGTCAAGCTGAGTCAATGAAGAAAATTCTTGATAAGGTGATGAGAGGTGAACTTGGCGTTTTCTATGATGAAAAACTGAAGATGGGGAACGAAAATATTCCGTTAGATTTTTTCAATAATGATTTGAAAAAGAATTTTATTGCTCCTGAATTACAGGATACATTGAGGCGTTGGGAAGAAATGTTTTGCAATGAAGTTGGCATACCAAACGTGAGAAGTGACAAGAAAGAACGTATGATTGTAGATGAGGTGAACAGCAATAATATTGAGTGTTTCACAAAAGCAGAATTATGGCTTGAAACATTAAAAGAAGGAATTAACCAAACAAATACAATGTTTAATCTAAATCTTGACGTTAAATTACGTCACAATGAAGGGGGCGAAAATGATGCCGGGAGAACTTTATTTACGGGGGCTACTAGCATGGAATGAAAATCTGCTGAAAGATAATTTCATAAGTCATTTACCGGTCAATATGGTAAATGATATTGGAAAGGATAATATTCAGAATTATGTCCTTTTAAAATGCGCTGAGTTGGAAGTTTTAATACCATCACCAACCGAAATGGCTTTAGCTCTAAACTCGTGGGCTTCTATAAATGAACGATTGTTCTCAATTATCTATGATATAGAACTTGCCATTTCTACAACAGAGGGAGAAAAAACGGAAACAATTACAAGAGACAAAAAAGGAAAATCTACAACGGAAGATAAAGAAAATTTAACTCAGAAAAGTAATAGTGGGACAAGTGGTTCTGATTCAACAGCTGAAAAAGTTGCAGGATTCAACTCAACGTCACTTGTGGATAGGGGAAGCACAACAATTACTTATGGGGGAAAAGCAAGCTATGATGAAACAAACAACAACGCAAAAAATTCTAAAAATGAAACGACAGAAACGGAAAAAGAAACAAGGTCTACGGGTATGTCGGAACTTGAGGTGTTGGATTTCAAGCTTGAAAAATCTATGAGTGCGTTGAGTAAAATCACTGAAATGTTTAAAGAAGAGTTTTTCCTAGTAGTATATTAGAGGGGGGTAAGAAAATGTTTAAATTTCCATATACGAATTTTCATGAAATGAACTTAACATGGATTATTGAAACCGTGAAAAACCTAACAGAAGAATGGATTGAAATGCAAGGAAAGTTTACTGGATTACAGGGTGACTTTGAAGAATTAAAGAAATTTGTAACAGATTATTTCGCTAAACTTGAAATTGATAAAGAAGTACGAAAAATCTTGAATGAAATGAAAGCTAACGGAGAACTTTCGGAAATCATTTCAGACGCATTATTACAAGGAGCGTTGGCAAGAGTTAATAAACCTACTGTTCTTATTTTGGGAGACAGCTATGGTGCAGGAGAGAATATCGCTAATAAAGAATATTCATGGGCGTATATGCTCAAAAATGCTCTTGAGAAAAATGGGTACTCTGTTAAATTGAGTGCCATTGGTGGATATGGATTTAAAGCTGACGGAACTAAAACATATACAAATATGTTAAACACATTAACAGGCACAATGACAACAAATGAAAAGAAAAACGTTGTCAAAATAATTGTGGGTGGAAGTTACAACGACAGAAACTCTGCTGAAAATGACATCAGTCAGGGCATGATTGATTTCCAAAGTGCTATAGCAAGCAATTTTGAAAACTGTAAAAACGTGGTTGTTTGTCCTATGGGATGGACATGGGAAGGTCATCAGCAGGGGATTCATACATCAACAACTTACATCAGTGTAATTAAAGCAATTAAAATCTGGATGTATTCAGCTGCTCAATTAGGATTTAGTGTTATACCCGCATATCAGGGCATGCTGTATGAATCATCTTTTTCAAATGACGGCGTGCATCCTTCCGAACAAGGACATAAGAATATTCTCAATATGGTGATTGGGGCGTTTGATGGACTTTACTTTAAACCAATTAACAGCATTGAATATGGTACGACTTTTACAAAGACCTCAAGTATCCCCGGTAAAGGCGGCGCAAAAATTAGGTATTCCATTTTTAATGGAACCGCAAAAGTAAGATGTCTGGAATTTAAACTGAGTGAGATAAATATACCCGGCTTAAAACTAGACGGTACTCCCTTGGAAGTAGGCACTATTGATAGCCCTGCAATTCATTTCTATGCAACAGATTGTACATTCCCGTGTAGTATGATTCTGAGAGGTAAAGAAACTGATACAGCAGGAGAAGCAAACTTGTTCACAATGGTGCAGGGTTCTATTAAAATTTCAGAGAAAAAAGTGTATTTAATTATGCAAGCAATTAATACAGCGAAAAGGAATTATTTAAAGTATGACATTAACCAGATAGAGTGCGTAGATTTTGGGGATTTTGTATTTGATCCACTTTTTCAGTAATCGAACAAATGTTTGACCTCGGTTTCGACCGGGGTCTTTTTGCGTGTTCGCCTATAGCGCACATCATGTCCGCCGGAGACAAACACATATGTCCGCGGGGGAAAGACAAATGTCCGTCCACCACGGACTTGAGTAT